GTCGTCGTGTACGACGGCTTCATCATCAAGTACGACGCATCCACCCACGCTGCCCCCACGGGCGTGTTCAACGGCGTGCAGTACGATGATCCCACCCGTGCGAACAAGCCCACCTGGAAAAACTACTACCCCGGTAGCATCGACATCACCACCGGCATCATCGCCTGTGAAGTGTTGGACGATCCGAGCCAGTTGTTCCTGGTCCAGGCTGATGGCGCAATTGCTCAGGCCAACATTGGTAAGAACGCTGATCCGACCGCGTCCACCACTGGCAGCACCACCACTGGTGTTTCCAACGGTTCGCTGTCCTCGGCTTCTATCGCCAAAACTGCTGCACTGACCTTCAAGATCGTTGGCCTCTACGAGTCCCCGGACAATGAGCTGGGTAACTATGCAGTGGTCGTTGTGAAACTCAATCAGCACCAATACGGTAGTGTTGGTGTTGCTGCTGACGGAGCTTAATCATGGCAATTACCCGTTCCCAACTTGTTAAAGAACTGGAGCCAGGACTGAACGCTTTGTTCGGTCTGGAGTACAAGCGCTACGAGAACGAGCACGAGGAGATTTTCTCCATCGAGAGCTCTGATCGTGCGTTCGAAGAAGAGGTCATGCTGACCGGCTTCGGCTCTGCCCCGGTGAAGACCGAAGGTGCTGGCGTGGCATACGATACCGCTCTGGAATCGTTCACTGCTCGCTACACCCACGAGACCATCGCCATGGCGTTCGCGCTGACCGAAGAAGCCGTTGAGGACAACCTCTACGACCGTCTGTCGGCTCGCTACACCAAGGCTCTGGCTCGTTCGATGGCCAACACCAAGCAGGTCAAGGGCGCTTCTGTGCTGAACAACGCATTCACTGGCGGCAACTATGCCGGCGGCGACGGCGTGGCTCTGTGCTCTACCGCTCACCCGACCGCCCTGGGCCCTAACTTCTCCAACCGCCCTGCCGTCGCTGCTGACCTGAACGAGACCTCTCTCGAACAGGGCATCATCGACATCGCAGCGTTCACGGACGAACGTGGCCTGAAGGTCGCCTTGACCGCCCGCAAGATGATCGTTCCGAAGGAACTCCAGTTCACCGCCGAGCGACTGATGAAGTCCACTCTGCGTACTGGCACCGCCGACAACGACATCAACGCGATCAAGTCCATGGGCCTGATCCCCGAGGGTTACGCTGTCAACCACTTCCTGACCGACATCAACGCATGGTTCCTGATCACCGATGCGCCCAACGGTCTGAAGATGTTCCAGCGTTCGCCCATCCGCACCGCGTTCGAAGGCGACTTCGACACCGGCAACGTGCGCTACAAGGCCCGCGAGCGTTACAGCTTCGGCTGGTCTGACCCGCGCGGTATCTACGGTTCTCCTGGCGCCTAAAAATCGCCGGAAATCGTTGAAAAAGGGGCCTTGTGCCCCTTTTTCTTTTCCTGTATATTGGCCGCATTCCGGGGTCCCCGGTGTATCAGACAGTCCCGGCTGACGACATGCAGACTGATACGCCCAACTTGCATGTAAGGACCATATCATGGCATTGACCACATTCTCCGGCCCAGTCTCTTCCCGCAATGGCTTTATCGGTGGCACATCCGCCAGCCCAATTGTAGAAACAACTGCGGGCAACGTATCCGAGTCTTACGTTACGACCTCCGCCACCACTGGCGACACTCGTCTCTCGTACAACCGGCTGACCTTTACCTCTACAGGTTCTGGCGAGACTATTCGTGCTTTGACCCGAGTAACGGGCGCTAACGGCGCTACAGGCGGCACAATTAACGGTGCTCACATCTCCACTTCAATCAACACGGGCGGCACAATCTCTGGTGCGGCTAACGCTATTCGTGCAACCTTAGGAGGCTCCGTAGCTTCTCCCGGCGGTACTTTGGCTGTTTTGCAGTTGGATACAGATTATTCTGTTAACGCTACTTTGCCCGGCACAGCTTCGTTTATTCGCGTGACTGACAGCGGCGCAAACACAGGGGAAGTTCCTTTGTTGATGAACATTGAAACAGCCCCCGCCGCTACGATTGCTCCTACTGCAACCAGCGTGACTACTGTGGCCAAAGCAATTAAAGTGATGATTGGCGGCACTGTGTACTACGTGCCCGCCTACGCCACCTTCAGCTAATCATGGTTATCACGAAAGAGTTCTTGGAATCAGAAATTCGTGACCTTGAGCATGAGATTCAAAAAGCTAACGCTTTTGTACTTAAAGCTCAGGGCACGATAGGGGCATACAGCATGTTGATTAACAGGCTGCAGTTGCCCGAGCCTGAGACCGAGACCGAGACTCCTTTGGAAAACCAGCAGTAAGCGAGGCCATCATGTTTCAGTACGACGTAAAGGCAAAAACGATGACCGCTACCGGGGCAACCGGTATCGGTCTACCTCGTGCTCGCATCAAAGCGGTGTATGCGCTGTTGGGCGCTACCGCCGGTTCCGTGTCGTTTAAGGACGGCGGGGCGGGGGGCACAGAACTCCTGAAGTTTGACACTCCTGTCAGCTCTGCTACCGGCTACCTGTATGTCCTCATCCCGAATGACGGCGTACGGTTTGAAGCAGACCCCTATCTCACCCTCACGAACGTGACCTCGGTCACGTTCTTCTACGGCTAAGGAGTCCATCATGGGACGTGCAGCAAAAATGGCGGATGACCAGTACCAGGGCGAAGTGCAGCCCGGTGCGCAAAAGCAGGACATGAACAAAGGCGGTCCGAAGCAGACCCCGCGCAAGGACTACCAGAAGCCTTCATCTTCTGTGGCTCCGCGTGGTGTGGGCATGGCCCGCAACAAGCAGTGCAAGATGTACTGAGATGGCAACCTCTCCCGCTTGGCAGCGTAAGGAAGGCAAGAATCCCAAGGGCGGCTTAAACGCCCGGGGGCGTGCCTCTGCGAAGGCGCAGGGCATGAACCTCAAGCCTCCGGCTCCCAGCCCCAAGACCAAACAAGACAAAGGACGCAAGGCGTCCTTTTGCGCTCGAATGGAGGGGATGAAGAGCAAGCTGACCAGCGCGAAGACTGCCAAGGACCCGAACTCTCGAATTAACAAATCGCTTCGGGCGTGGAAGTGCTGAGATGACGCAACATACTGATGTAGTGAAGAACACGCTAGACATCGTTTCGGTGTTCGCGGCGATTGGTTCGTTCCTAGAACTGCTGACCCCAGTCTTCGGCTTGATTGGTGCTGTGTGGACGCTCATGCGTATTGCAGAGATGATCACTGGCAAGCCGTTCTTTGAGATTGTTCGCCGCAAAAAGGTGGATGTCGATGCCGGCAACGAGTAAGAAGCAAAAGCGCTTGATGGATGCGGCGGCGCACAGCCCCGCGTTTGCCAAGAAAGTGGGTGTTCCCATGTCCGTCGCTAAGGACTACAGTGAGTCCAGCAAGGGCATGAAATTTAGGAAAGGTGGTGGTGACATGATGAAGAAATATGCTAAAGGCGGTCTGGCCATGCGTGGTGAGGGCATTGCCAAAAAGGGCTTTGCCATGGGCGGGGCTGTGACGGCACGCGGTGCTGACACCGCAGGCCCGCAAGGCGGCCCGACCCATCAGCCGGTCAAGAAGTCTGTGCAGGGCGATACCGTGCAGGTTCGCGGCGTGGGCGCAGCCCGTGCTCGTAAGGCCACGATCTACTGATCATCATGGCAACCTCCGGGACGTCCACCTTCAATCTAGAGTTCGATGACATCATCGTCGAGGCGTATGAGCGCTGCGGCGTTGAGGTGCGCGACGGCTATGACATGAAGACGGCACTGCGCTCGATCAACCTGATGTTTGCAGAGTGGGCCAACCGGGGCTTGAACCTGTGGACCATTGAGCAGCGTCAGGTGGCTCTTGTTGCGGGGCAGGCGGAGTACACGCTGCCGGATGACACGGTTGACGCTTTGTCGGCGGTGATCCGGACCAACTCCGGCTTGTCCACCCAGCAGGACATCACGATTGACCGCATCGGCTACGCCGAGTACTTGCACGTTCCCAACAAGAGCACGCAGTCTCGCCCGGCGCAGTACTTTGTGCAGCGAACGGTCCCGGCCAAGCTGTTCTTGTACCCGGCCCCGGATGCCACTCAGTCCTACATTTTTCGCTACTACGCCATCCGGCGCATCCAAGATGCGGGGGCATTCACGAACACTGCGGACATCTCTTTCCGCTTTTTGCCGTGTTTGATTGCTGGCGTGGCGTACTACCTGTCGGTCAAGAAGGCCCCGGAGCGCATCCAGCTTCTCAAGGGGATGTACGACGAGGAGTTTGCTCGGGCAGCGGCGGAAGATCGGGAACGGTCGAGCTATTTTGCTGTTCCGATGTACCAGAGCAGGTGACGCATGGGCGCGGGGTACGCTTCAGGCAAGTTTGCGATTGCACTGTGCGATCAGTGCGGGCAGCGCTTTAAGCTCAACGCCCTCACCAAGGACTGGAGGGGGTTCAAGGTCTGCCGGGAGTGCTATGAGCCCAAGCACCCGCAGCTTGAGCCCAAGAGGACGATCACGGAGCCCCAGGCGCTGTATCAGCCGCGTCCTGAGTCTCGGATGGCTGTGACGGTCTTTGTGGGCAGCCCGGGGGACTCTTC